ATCCGCGAAATTCTTATTGGATGGAGCAGGGACGATAAGTAATATTTATGCAGTGAATTACAATGTTTTAAGGATTATGTCCGGAATGGGTGGATTGGCATATGCGATTTAATTCAATTATTTAAAATTCTTTATTAATTAAAATTCTTTAAAATATTTATTAATTTATTCTTTTCATTTCCCATTTTTTTTTTCTAAGTATAAGTATAAAAACAATGGGAGGAGGATTAATGCAACTTGTCGCTTACGGAGCTCAGGATATCTACCTTACGGGGAACCCACAGATCACTTTCTTCAAGGTTGTCTATCGCAGACACACGAACTTCTCTATGGAAGCTATTCAACAGACCTTCAACGGTTCCGTTGGAACAGGAGAATCAACTGTCACAGCCACTATTTCCCGCAATGGTGATTTAGTTTCTAACATGTGGTTGGATATTAATTTTAATAGAACAGGGATGGTTTCAACAGCTGGGGCAACCGGTGCTTCCGATTATTCTAACTGGACTAATAATACAGGACATGCTTATATCAAAGAATGCGAAATTGAAATTGGTGGTCAAAGAATTGATCGTCATTATTCTCAATGGTTAGATGTATGGAATGAATTAACAGATCATAATCAAGCTGAATGGTTAGGTCTTAATAAACACGCTTGTAAAAATGCTTATTTGAAAAGTGGAGGAGTAACTGATAGGGGGACAGATACAGATGGAGAACCTGTATCAAAAGTATATGTTCCATTAAAATTTTGGTTTTGTCGTAATCCTGGACTTGCATTACCATTAATTGCTCTTCAATACCATGAAGTTAAATTCAAGTGTACTTTCAGAGCATTATCAAATGTTGTAAATGGAACAGGGACTGTTGTCGCTGCAACCACAGCAGCGGACCCCAAATTATGGGTTGATTATATTTATCTTGATACGGATGAAAGACGCAGATTTGCCCAAGTTTCTCATGAATATTTGATAGAACAGTTACAAAGAGATTCACAAACATCAGCGGTTACTCATAAATTAAACTTTAACCATCCAGTAAAAGAATTAATATGGGTCATTCAAGATGATGTGGCTGCTTCTTTTACCGCCCTGACCACCTTAGATGCTACTAATATTGCTAATGAATCTGTAAGTGATGATGCTGCAATGACACAAGGAAATGACTGGTTTAATTATGAATCTAGATCTAATTCAACAAATGCTGTAAAGTATATTAATTCTCAACGTACTGTAGAACCATTTGATACTTTAAAACTTCAATTAAATGGTCATGACCGTTTTGCTACAAGAGATGCTACTTATTTTAGAACATGTCAACCACTTCAGAGTGGTCATAGAGTTCCAACATCGAAAGTTTATTGTTATTCTTTTGCCTTAAAACCAGAAGAACATCAACCATCCGGAACATGTAATTTCTCTCGTATTGATAATGCTCAAATGGTGTTTACAAATATTACTTCTGTAGCTGGATCTACAACAACAGTATACGCTATCAACTACAATGTCCTCCGTATCATGTCTGGTATGGGTGGATTAGCGTACTCTAATTAAATTCTTTAAAAATAAAATAATTCCTTTTTAAAAAATAAAACATTTATTTAATTATTAAATAATTAAATAAATTGTATAAAATAAATTGTATAAAATATAGTTAATAAATAAGTTAATATTAATTTAAGGAGGAGTGAATAAGGCGGTCGTCACCCAACCAGCGGCGTCACCAATCATAACACCTTGTACTAACCAAACATCCGAGGATGCAGTACCGATATCGGATGCTGCAACAGCTGTACATGTAAAACAAGACCCTACCTTAACCTCCCCATTTGTTGTATCGTTTGCTAATACCAAAGTACCATCCCCGCTGCCAGGTACAGCATTGGTTGTATCTGTGGCCGTGTATTCAGTAGCGTCTATAACCCTTAAAAGACCTATAAAATCATCATAACCAGCAGTTCGGGAATCACTATCTGTAGCATGTCCACCAGTATTTATGGTATATGAGCCTGACGCGGTCGATGCTCCCTCAACAGCGACATAAAATTCATATGTTGTTCCAACATCTTCAGGTTTAATTGTAGGTAAATTGATCACTTGAATTTGAGATGATGCCCCTGATAACATAATTAATGCTCCAGAATCTTTTACACTTAAATTAGTTACCACTGTTTGTGCTGTTATATTTATAATGTTTCTTTTACCACCTACCATTTTTCCATTAATTTCGATATTTTTACAGGTTAAATCTTTTAAACAACCACTTTGCATTTTTATAATTTATACTTAGAAAATAATTTTAAATATTTTAATAAATAAGTTAATTTAAGGATTAAGTGAATAAATTCGTAGTCACAAAATCAGTACCATCATCGGCTACAATATTTCCTTTTATTAACCAAACATCCGAGCCTGCAGTACCGATATCGGATGCTACAACAGCTGTACATGTAAAACATGTTCCAACAGCAATCGGGGCGACCGTTGTATTGTCTGCTAATATCATAGTACCCTCGCCGGTGGAGGGTATAACAGTACTTTTATCAGGACCGACAAGGGTGACGGCCGTCTTGTCCACAACAGTTAAAAGACCTATAAAATCATCATAACCAGCAGTTCGGGAATCACTATCTGTAGCATGTCCACCAGTATTTATGGTATATGAGCCAGGTGCGGAGCCATTCCCGATTACCGCGACATAAAATTCATATGTTGTTCCAACATCTTCAGGTTTAATTGTAGGTAAATTGATCACTTGAATTTGAGATGGTGTCCCTGATAACATAATTAATGCACCAGAATCTTTTACACTTAAATCAGTTTCCGCTGTTTGTGCTGTTATATTTATAATATTTCTTTTACCACCTACCATTTTTCCATTAACTTCGATATTGTTATATTTTAAATCTTTTAAACAACCACTTTGCATTTTATAATTTATACTTAGAAAATAATTTTAAATATTTTAATAAATAAGTTAATATTAATTTAAGGATTAAGTGAATAAGGCGGTCGTCACAAAATCAGTAGCATCTGCTGTCATAATATTTCCTTTTATTAACCAAACATCCGAGCCTGCAGTACCGATATCGGATGCTACAACAGCTGTACATGTAAAACATGTTCCAACAGCCATTCCCGTGTCCGAATCTATATTATTTGTTACTATCAATGTACCCTCGCCGCTGGCGGGTATAACATTAGTTTTATCCGCCGCAGTAGTGGCCGTCGCGTCCACAACAGTTAAAAGACCTATAAAATCATCATAACCAGCAGTTCGGAGATCACTATCTGTAGCATGTCCACCAGTATTTATGGTATATGAGCCAAGTGCGCCACTAGCCCCGATTACCGCGACATAAAATTCATATGTTGTTCCAACATCTCCAGGTTTAATTGTAGGTAAATTGATCACTTGAATTTGAGATGGTGTCCCTGATAACATAATTAATGCACCAGAATCTTTTACACTTAAATTAGTTTCCGCTGTTTGTGCTGTTATATTTATAATGTTTCTTTTACCACCTACCATTTTTCCATTAATTTCGATATTTTTACAGTTTACATCGTTTAAACAACCACTTGACATTTATACCTTATACATAGAAAATAATTTTAAGTATTTTCCTTTCTTTTTTCAATGAATTAATAAATGAATCCATTTATTAATTAAATTTCCTTAAATTTTTTTCTATGTCTATTGTATAAAAAACAATGGGAGGAGGATTAATGCAACTTGTCGCTTACGGGGCTCAGGATATCTACCTTACGGGTAATCCACAAATCACCTTTTTCAAGGTTGTCTACCGCAGACACACTAACTTTTCGATGGAAGCGATTTCTCAGACTTTGAATGGAACTATTGGTTCAGGAAATACACAGACTTGTACTATTTCCCGAAACGGTGATTTAGTGGGTGCTACGTATCTTCGTATTAGAGATACAACCTTCGGTGCAAATGAAGGAGAAGTTTATGATATAGTTGATTATGTTGAGCTTGAGATTGGTGGTCAGCGTATTGATCGCCAACACGGTGATTGGAATGCTATCTGGTGGGAATTATCTACCCCAGAATCAAAAGTTAATGGATTACGATCTATGCTAATACAGAATACAGGTGCTGCTGCTGGATCAAGTGCTACAGCAGGTAATTCAATTATTTATCCCCTTAATTTTTGGTTTTGTCGTAACCCAGGTCTCGCCTTACCATTAATTGCCCTTCAGTACCATGAAGTAAAACTTAAGATTACATGGGGAACGGCGGCTACCCATGCTGCAGAAGTATTTTGTGATTACATTTACCTTGATACTGATGAGCGTCGTCGTTTCGCTCAAGTTTCCCATGAATATTTAATTGAACAAGTTCAGAGAGAAACGCATGCCGGTAATGCTAAGGATTTTAAGTTGAATTTCAATCACCCCGTTAAAGAACTAATTTGGGTATCAGCCGGAGATTCTACGGGTTTCGGTGCCGGTTGTCAGTTTTCCCCACTTGGAGCCAATCAAGCTGGTGCGAATACGAGCGGAACCGCATATGCTCCCGCAACAGATGATGATGAAGTAAATATTAAATTAGTATTAAATGGTCATGATCGTATGGCTCAACGCGAAGCCAAATATTTCAAAACAACTCAGTTATGGCAACATCACACGCGTATGCCCGCCCCAGTTAGCAAATACGCGATGGCTAATATTAGTGAATCCGCGACAATCGCCTTAGTGCCGTTTGCAATATTCCCAAAAACATCTCGCGTAACAAGTTTAAAATTAAATACTAAAAGT